AATGTACCGTCTAAAAAATCAAATAAACCTTCATGAAAACTCATCTATATCTCCTAATAATCATCCCATGATGACGCATCTGATTCTGTCATATCGCCCCATGAGACATTGCTGTAATCTGATTGTGCTGAAGTGTTGCCACCTGTATGCTCTACGCCAATATTTTCGTTTCCATAGTTGTATGTATCATATCCGTAGCCACCTACATCAGGTGTACTTGATACAAAACCATTGCCTATTAAACCATCTCCTTGCGGTTGGTTATTGCCGAATATACTCATTAGTCCACCTTCTTTATTCATAAGGTGTCCTACAGCAGTTCCTACTCCGTATTCGTCAGGGTCGTTGTAAGCCTGAATATTACGCAGAACTTGAAATGGCAAGGAATAAATTTGTGCTACAAAGTCAATAGGACCACCTGGTTCTACTAAACTAAAGCCACCTTGTTTGTTTTCCATGTTCATTCCAAGCATCTAAGTATCTCCAATCACGTTAACTAAAATAACTCATTAGTCCATCTCTCATATTCGTGCGCCAATCATCAATGCCTTTATTTTGTTCTGCTATGTCTTTCGCTTGGTCTGAGAACATATTAATATCATACTCGTTGGCAATCATTGCTCTGTCTATTAAACCACCAAATTGAGGATTATTCTTCATGACACTTGTCATTGCTTGAGTGTCAATACCTGCTCCACCTTGACCTGCCACGTTTGTATTTTTAGCAATCGGTCTAATAGTAGCACCTGTCATTGGCGCGTTAGATGGAGACATACCTAAATTAGGTTGTATCTGTTGTTGAGGCATATAAGACTGATACAGCGCATTAAACTGTTCATCTGACAAGCCACCATTTGCTTTAGCGTATTGTAGTATTTCCTCTAAGTAAGTCATTAAACCATACTCGCACCAAGCGTCAGATAATCAAATAGACCTGGTTGCTTAGTGTTGGTTTGTGTTTGACCTGCTGTAGTAGAGCCAAGTGCTTGAGACAAGTAACCAAGTGTATTCTGTGGTTGTCCTGTGTAGCCACCAAATCTTTGTTTAGCCGCATCAATAAGTGCTTGTTGCATCGCTTGTTGTTGAGCGCCTTGTTGAGCAAGGTTCTGAGTGACTGTCTGACCCATGCCGAAGCCTAAGTTAGAGACATCTGCTAATTGTCCTGCTGCACCTAATCTATGTTGCGCTCCTTGTAAGCCTGAAGAAACATTGAACTGGTCAGCATTCATTCTGTTGCCAATATCTGACATTGCTGCTTGTTGTGCGTTTTGGAAGCCTTGTTGTCTTAGACCTGCTGATGATTGAGCAAGTTGTTCAACAATGTTTTTACCCATCTCACCTGTTGCAATACCATGACGTGAACCACCGAAGGCTTTAGCAGCATTTGCTTGAGCGCCTAATTCATTCAAACCTAATTGACCGCCTCGTAGTATGTCCGCCTCATTCGCCTTAATTACATCAGTCGTGTAAGGGTTCATGTAGGGTGTCATGCTAGTCGTTGCAAGTTGTCCTGCTGACACAGTGTCTGGTGTGTAACCCATACCTTGAGCCGTACCTATTCCTGCTCCTCTAATTCCTTGGGCTGCCATTTGATTGATATTCGGATTCTGTGTTATCCCACCTGTTTGCGGTCCACCTGCCATAATTTACTCCTAACTAAATAGTTTGTTATATTTATCTACGTCACCAGGCTGTTTTGCTTTCAACTCTGCTAATGCTTGTTCATACAAAGGTGTGCCACTATAACCTTGAATGCCACCTGAAAATGTTTGTGCTTGTGGAAGCCCTTGTAATGGGGTTAAAGCGCCTGGTGCTGAGAGACCAAAAGCCTCTGCTGCTCCTATATTCTGTTGCATCGCTGCTGTCTGAGTAGGATTAAAGGCTGCCATATCAGGACCTTGCCAAGGCATATAGCCTATCTTTTGTGTATCTTCTGCTCGTGCTAAATTCCTAATAGATGGTTCTTTTAACCAATCAGGTATCTCTGTTTTTTGTGTTGTGCTACCGCCTTTACCACCACTCATGTCAAAACTCCTTTGCCAAAACGACTTGTTGTTCTTTCCAACCGTCTTTATTTAATATTTTCTTCCACCCCTTTCTTCCTGATAGGGTCATTCCATCGCACCCTTGAGCCTTAGCCCATTTTACCGCATCAGAGTGCATATCTGTTATCTGTTCAAGTTTTCCACCTGCCAAGAAGACGTGTAGAACTTTCTTGTTAGGATACACTACTATTTCCGTTACGGCACAGCCTTTTACGCCACTCCAAAGTTGCATATTCCCACTCATAACACCGTCAACGACATCAATAAAACTATGTGTGTCACCGCCTTTGTCTAATGCAGACTGAATCCACTCCCTACAACGTATTAAATCTTCCTTAATATTCATGGGTCTAGTTTAACTTTAACCCAAGCACCGTTCTTAGATACTACTAATGTGCCTTGCGCTCTATCCCACATAAGGATACCATCCTCGGATGCAGACTCACCTGACGTTATATATCTTAACTTATCTTTGTTAGTAGATAAATAAGTGACAAGACGTTCACCCCAAATCTTCCAATCTGTTCCTGAAGGTGCAGGGGGATTAATCATCTTTTACCACCTGGTCTTGCTTCAATTCTCATTACACCAGAGCGCCAATTAGTGTTACCTACGCCCTCTACTCTTAGCCTTACTTGCCTACCTGTAAATCTAACATCTGTAGGATTTGATAATGTATAAGGACCATGTGTTGTTTCTGTTGAGTTAGGATAGAACCTTGTCTTAAAAGAGACTTTGACTTGACCCTGTGTTTCTTCATCAGGTATTAAGTTAGATACTTTCATGACTGTATCGCCATTACCTAAACTTATAGGTCCTGACTCAGCATAAGGCTTAACAGAGCCATGTGTGTATCCTGTCTCTTGGTTGTATAGATTGCCACTAGCATCACACCAAATAGGGTTAGAGAACACACCTCTATCTACACACGCTGTACGGTCTAATGAACCTACAGTCCAATGACCTTCTTTGTAATCTAAAGCCACATACTTGTCGTTTTCTGTAGATGAACTTGAAGGATAGAACCACCATACTTCACCATGTTGTGAATTATGAACTGCGGTTGTCTTAGTAATCTGAGTTGTGTTTATGTCATTAAAAACGTAGTCTAATACATCACATTTAATTTCTGTTGCTATCGAACCATCAAACGTATAGAAGGCTTTGTTACCCATCCAAAAAGCACCTTCATCTACTGCTACTAATGCTTTTCTTGATGCAATACCACACGCTGTTCCTACTCTTTCAAATCCATATACAAAAGGAGGTCCTGAGTATGTTGCTATATGAGCATCTTGGTCAGTAATAATAAGAGTTCTGCCTCTCATACGAATACCACACATTATCTGACCTTGTGTCTGTAGTTCAAAATCACCTGCCTCGTTCGTGGCTGCTGGTGTCCATAATGTATTGTCTTCTCTATCACACCACTGAACTTTTCTTGGGTTTCCACCTGCGCCTAATGCAAATACAAATCTTTCTTCAGTTACAAGCATTGAGGCGTTTGATACAGGTGCGTTAGTTAATGCTGTTGCTAATGTAGAGGTGTTCAATGTCCACTCATATATCTTGCCATCTTTTGAAGAACAAGCAAGTAAGTATTCACCCCACGTATCTAAAGCCCATGTTGTTGCTTCTTGGTAAACACCTGAACTCGTTGGCGCTCTACCATAATTACCTAGACCGTGAAAACCACCACCATATCCTAGATTTAAAACACTATGTAATGCACCAGTTGTTAGACCTGTAGGCGTAATATCAAATACTGTAAGAGACGAATTAACATAATACAACTTCTCGTATGTAGCACCCACTAGGTTTGAACCAACAGTGTTATCTATCCAAGAAATCATTGCTCTTGGTGCTTGTGCAAAGGCTGAGGTTTTTCTAACGGTCCAACCACCCACAGGACGCATTGAGCCATCGTGGAATCTAACTAGACTAGCATCACGCCATCGATTAGAGGATTCAAAATCTGTTCCGTTTCTGTGAATGCCAGGTGGTAATTGTAATGGTATTAAACTCATGCTGCTATATCCGTCCAAGTGTTTGATGATTCTGCTATTGGTGACCAGGTAGAAGATGTCTCAGTAACATCTTCCCATTTCTCTCGAGCTATAGCTAAAGACCCTGAAGTAGTTGAAACTGTAGCACCTGAGTGTTGCACCCTATTACAAGTTGCTGTAATAGAGGAGGTTGGTAGCACTGTAGCTCGACCTACGAGAGATACTTGTGCAGATGCTACGATAGTTAATGTAACAGAAACTTGTGAATTTGCTAATAACACTCTCTCTGCGTTTGCTAAAGTAGAGCTTAAAGAAGCCAATACAGCATCACCTAGTTGTATTCTCTCTGCGTTTACACTTAATGATGAGCCAACACTAATTGTAATATTAGCCTCACGTACTCTCTGACCTACAGTAGTAATTACTGTATCACCCATAGAAATTGCGTCTGACTCTCTTACTCTCTGAGAGGCACATACACTAGACGATGTAACTGTTATTTGACCACTATCTTCTCTTACACGTTCGTAATCTGAAGATACAGTTGACGAAGGACTAGATATTGCAGAGCCAAACTTAACATAACCAGCCTTAGCGGAGATAGAGCAAGTAGAGCTAATTGTAGCAGAGGCTTCTCTTACTCTAGTAACACTAGCAATAACTGTGGCTGTTGCTGTAGCGGTTATAACCGCATTTTGAACTCTTACATATACGATAGATACAACAGATGCACCCATAGATAATGAGTCTGATTCTCTAACTCTCTGACTATCACTATACATAGAACTAGAAGAGGCTACTTGCATACTTGCCTCTCTAACCCTCGTACTAGAAGACGAAGTAGAAGATGTTACTGTAGTTAAAGAAGAGCCTAATCTAACATAATACGCTGTGGCACTAGAACTAGAACTCGGACTGATTGTAGCATCAAAGGATAACCACCTCTCAAAACTTATAGATACAGAAGATACCGAGGCAACTGTGCCACCACTAGTTCTAGTCCTAGAACCGTTGGCAGTAGTATTTGCTGATGTTTGTGAAGTTCCATTTATAAGAACAGAACCTTGTACAACTCTTCTCGCATTACAAGAAATAGAAGAACTACTTAATACAGTAGCAGAGCCTTCTAAAAATCTAATGCGAATAGAGTCACAAGCTATGGAGCTTGTAGCTGTTACTGTAGAGCTTCCATCGTGTAAATCAGCAGTGGAATACTTTGCTCTATTGTATTTCCACTGATTGTATAACATTTACTTAGTCTAGCGTAATATCTAAGTCAGCGTTCGGTACACGGAATACATCACCTGAAGCAATCGCTTTAGAGGAAGATAAGGTAGCGTAAGCCATCAAGTTACCTGATGAAGACGCATCAAATACACCTACGTGAGTTACTGTACCCCAAGACGCTGATGCTGTTGGAAATTCAACTGCTGCGTTATTTGAAGTAGTATTGCCTGAGGTAGTGAATGCTACCGCTTTACGGACATAAGCACCACCTGATACCTCAGTTCCACCACCTGTCTCGCCTGGTGCTGCTGTGAATAAAGCCAAGTAATGAGTCGATGGGGCAGTGTAAGCCGAACCTGCAAATACGTGGTCTAGTATTTCTGTTTCTAAAAAGTTTGAAAATGACATTTGTTTCTCCTATTGAGACTAACCTAAGCCTCTTATTTTTAATTTTAATCCTGAGCCACTAAACCTAGCATTCTCAGATACTTCGTTTAATCGTGCAACTGAGGCAGAATACATCTGCGCCCATATTGCAACTCTCTCGTCTTCTCCTAGATACGGTGCTGAATGTAGTAACACTCCATAGAGGTAAACATCAGGCGCTTCTAGTAAAAGCCAATTATCAGCGTTACTACTACTAAGAGCCGTAGTCTTAGGATAGTAAAGCAATTCTGTATTAACTTCAGCAGACGGTGTTGGGTAGAACTGAAATTGACCGTCAGCGTGTGTGTAATGTGTTGGTGTTCCTGAAACGTCTTCATTAGAGGCACGTTTGTCTGCCATAGCAGCCCTTGAGATTAAATCAAGTGGAGATGTACCGTTGTCTGTTACGTGGAATCTAATAGTTTCCATCCAATCAGCAGGAACTTGTGAATATTCATCACCTGCACTCTGTTGACCACTAGAGCGTTTCTCCATCTTCCAATGACGTACATCTCTGTTAATCTGTGCTTCTGCTAATGCAATGAAGTTCTCAATAGCCGAAGTTAGGTCATCCCTGTTAAGAAAGTCTGCTACTGCGGTCTTTAGCGTTGCGAACGTATTTATAGCCATGATTTATTATATCCCTATTAATTTTTGTGTGGGTAGTTATTGACCACCGTAATATGATTTCCAATGATTCCTTTCTCGGTTCGGATATTCCTCTTCAAACTTAGTCATTGCATGGTCATACGCTAATTCATCGAAAGTTCCACCTTCATCCCAAGCGACATCATACTTTCCTTGTCCTGTACTCTTATATCCTGCTGATGTAATAAACATGGACTTTTTTGGCATTAACCCTTTGTAACGATTCTCGTCCTCTTCGGTTCTAAATCTTGGATAGTCACTTGAGCCACCCATGTAGTTTGAAGCGTCCTCACCAAAGAAATAAGGTTGTGTATATTCTTGCTCAGTATCAATGTTAAGGAAGTTCAACAATCCTGTCAACAGTGTAGTATTTGGGGGGTTGTCGTATATTGCTGACATAGCATCAATCGGCTTATCTTCATCGTCTAATAGACCTTGCATAATTATCCCTTAATTGAATAAACTGTTCATTGGCTTAGTTACTTTCTTCTTGATTTTTAATAATCCTTCACCATCGTCTGTTTGTGTTTCTTCACCGCCTAATAGTCCACCTATAGGAAGTGCAAACTTAGCATTGGCTTTGTCAGTCTTGTTCATATTCTGAAATAAATCAGTTAATACTGCATCAACATCTGTCATGTTAATTGCTTGTTGCGCTGTGCCGTGCGCTCTTGACTGTAATTGCTTCTCTAGGCTCATTACAGCATAGTAAGCATATTCAGAGTCTAGTGCGCCTTTGTCTGTTGAGAACGCTATGTCACTTGGACCATTACGTGTCTTAGATACTTTACCTGCGTTAGGACCAACTCTCTGAATGTAGAAGTCACCGTCACCTTTGCTTGTCATCTTCCAAGGAAGGTTTCCACTATTGACCCTAGTGTGTGTTGGTGTCTTTGTATAGATAACGTCCGTGGTGTACGTGTCCATAGTTTCAAACGGTGCTGACCATGCTCTACCTTTATCGCCTAATCCCATTCTGTCTTGGGTATTCCTAGCCTGTACTTCACCTTGAAGTCTTTTATATAATTTTGTTCTTGTGCCTGAATCTGTTGCATTTCTAATTTCTTCAACCGTCCGTTGTATATTGTTCCACTCAACAACATTGGTTCTGTTTTTATCCATCTTGCGCTCAATAGATGCTGTCTTATTCTTAACGGTCATGTTGTCAACTTCTAACATCCACTCGCTATCAATAGAACCCCTATCTGAATATTTTGTGCCTTCCTTAATCTTCCATAAAGAATCTGAATACTCGTCTTCATAAAACTTAGCGACATTTCTTAGGTATTCGTTGTGTTTTGCAATATTGTGTTTTTTAGGTGGTGCGCCATACAACTTTCTTATTTCAGTAGAATGCTGATACCACAACTGATTGTTATAAATATGACGAGCCTTGCCTGTCAAATTATCACTATTAGCAAAGTTTTTCCAATAGTCTCTCTGCTCTAATTTATTAGCATATTCATATTGAAAAGCGTGTTTGTCGTACTTCCTTTTATCTTTGGCAAAAGGTCTTTGGTCATTCATCAGAGACCGTTCTAGTTTTGCCATAAACGATGCTGAGTTTGTACCGCCACTCATCCAATTCTCTAACTCTTGGACTCCGTGTTGTATTTCATGTAACCACGTACTCTTCGTATCAGTAGTAAACCCTTTTATAGGGTCAACATAAACTGTCACCTCTTTAGTTAGTGGGTTGAACGACCCCTTAGTTCCTGTATATGGGTTGACTGCTCCACCATCAATAGACTTTCCATATTTGACAACTGTCACCCAACCTTCAATTTCAGGGTATTGTCTGTATAATTCATCGTGCTTAAATAATGAACCATTTGTAAAGTCTCCTAGAACACCACCATACTCAGGCATAACTCCTGAACCCATTATTACATCTTCAGCATCGTCTAAATTCTTAAAAGACAGTTTTTTGTCACTAATCTCAAACGCCCAATTTCCATCAGGTAATTGATGCCAACCTGTTGCTGTCCAAATCTTCTTCTCTAATACATTAGAATAATTACCACCTGCGTTGTCTAACATCCTCTTGGCTCGTTTTAATCCTTTAGGTGGATTAACAGCCTTACCACCTGCAAACATCTCCATCTTCATTCCAGGTAAAAACTTATCCACGCCTTTGTCAATAGTCTCACCTAGATTTAGGTCTCTTATAAAATCAGGATTGCTTTTTATCTTCTGACCTAATTTAACTACACCTGCTTTAGTGATTAAACCTGCGCCTGTTAATTCTAACAATACCTCAGCAGGGTTCTCTGCTAACGCTTTCTTAAATCCTTCTAGTGAGCCATACCTTTCAGCATAAATATCCCATACAGCACTAGCCATCTTCTTAGAGTCTTCGTTCCAAGACATATCATCAGGCAATCCGTGTTGTACTGCTCCTGAGACTAAACTAGCAATAGCATCTGCTGTCTCTACAGGACTAATTGCAGCATCAACACCGCCTTTAACTATCTCTGCAAAGTTCTGACCGAAGTTCTGACGCATTAAGCCACCAATGGCTTCATCTCCACTATATTTCTGTTTTTCGCCCTCTGCGTCTTTAGATAGGTTGCCATACCAATTCTTTGCAAGTGGTCCTAAAATTCCTTCATAAGCATCACCAACACCCTCAATAATAGCATCACCTGCTTGTTGGTTCAAATCTAATACTTTATCTACAGACCTAACGCCTGAGTCATACGCATCACTTACAGCACTAGAACCTGAGTCAAGAACACCTCTTGCTAAGTTCAAAAACAAGTCCTTTACCTCTTGGTGTTTAGGATGGTCAGGGTTCATCAGAATAGCAGGTGTTGTATTTCCCAACATCGGCATGACAGTATTTACAATATCTTCACCAACACCCATCGCTTTAGCGAAGTTTTGTTTTATGTTGTGTGTAATTTCTGCGTTATCATTCCACCAATCTGTAGCCCTTGGGTTGGGTATATAACCTTGAGTACCCTTAGATAATTCACCTTTCTCACCTAATACCTCCAAGACATCTATCTCATCTTCATCGTTCTTATCCCACTCAGAAGTCATTACATTATCAAGGATTCCTTGACGTTGTGCGTTTTTGTCGTATTTAGTCTGACCGAATGAGTTTGCGTCAAACATAGGATTACCGAAGTCATCTGTATCTGCAAAGATACTAGCACGGTTCTCGTCTGTCATAGGACCTTCAGATTTACCTAACCAAGTTGGGGTAGGTCTACTTGCTATTCTTTGACTAAACTCTTCCGCATTGAAGTCAGCAGGAGCAAATTCTTCTTGTCTCTTTGCTTCTATTTCTTTTAGGCGTAACTGTTGTAACACTCTAAGTGCGTTTCCTTCTTCCCACTCAGCGTCTAAGTTTTCTCTATCAAAATCTGCTTGAAACATAGCAGTATCTGCTTCATCTTCTTCTTTAATGCCTTGTGCTTTTAGTAATGCTTGGTACTGCGCTTCAATCTTGGCTTGTCTTTTTTGTTCTGCGTAGTAATCTTGTTCAGCATAAGCGTCATACACCATAGATGATTTTGGGTCAGGTAAAGAGCCTAGTTCGGGGTCGCCCCACATTGTTTGAGAATTGTATGTATCTTGAGGTTGTATGTAATCTGCTCTTCCTTGTCTATTGTATAACGACATAGGGTCAACTGCGTTCATTACAGGTTGTTCTTGCGTAGAATTTACTGCACTTTGTGTCTGTGGTGGTACATATACTGAATCTTGTGACGGGAGAGAGTGACGGTATGGAGATTTTTGTACATAATCTTGGTAGTAATACTCATCACCTTTATTAACTTGTGATGGGGGTGTAGGAACGTCAACCTTTGGAATGTCGAACATAGGACCTGCTCGAGTGTGTCCTGGTATTAGTGGGGTTTCAACTCTAGCGTTGTAGGGAGTGCCATCTTCAGCAAAGCGAACCTCCATGGTATATTCTTGGGTTGGGTCATATCCATAACCGCCTGACTCTTCAACACCTGATAAACCTAATAAACCTTCATGAAAACTCATCTAAACTACTCCCTTAATGTTTCGTTTAATAGGCTTATCCCAAGATGAACTCATCGGTTTATAGCCTATCGCTAAATATCGAAAAGCATCTGCTCCGTGCGATGCCCAATCATGTCGAGGTCTTGAGCGCCAAGTCTTACCGTTTTCATCCCAATCTCGTGTGTAGTTTATCAAACAATCAATGCCTTTTTCACATTTTTTTGCATCAAACCAACATTTGTTAATCATAGAACGTGCTGCTTGAATACCGTCATCCACTCTAAGGTCGGGTGCTATCTCTACATTTCTAATGCCTAAACCATCTAATGTCTCTAGTCTTGACTTGCCTGTACCTAACTCTCTAACCCTTACGTCATGCGGTAATATGTGTTGCTCATACACGTAGCCTTTCTCTTGCAATACGATAGCATAGTGGTCTAATCCAACACCTGATGCCTCGTAATAGTCAATGATGTGTATCTCTGTGCCGATATATTGTGCAAACCAAATAGCAGTTGAGTCACCGATGCCTAAATCCCAAGCGGTTACAACAGACTTGGCTCTATCGTATCTAACATCACCAACTCTGTCTTCTTCCTTGGCTCTTCGCATCTCTGTTGAGTAGTAAGCACCTTCACTGAACACAAGGAAACCACCTTCCCAAATGTGTTCGTACATATCAATACGTTTGTCTTTGTCTTCAAGTCTCTCTTGTTCTAATACGTCAGGAAACCACTTATTATCAGTGAAATTCAGTTCTACTATCTTAGAGTTCTTTGGCTTATTAACTCTAAAGCGGTCATGTGTTGCTGAATACTTACTCTCAGGATTCCACGTTACCCATATCTCTGAACCCTCCTCTCGAACGGTTGGAATTAGCTTTCTCCACGCTGACTCACTGACGGATTCCGCTTCATCGACCCATGCCAATAGAATATGTGCCTTTGATTTGATAGAGTCTAGTGAGCGTCTTAGACCTACAAATGTGTAAGAGATAAGACCGTCTTTAGACCTGACGTATTTCTCACCTAGTTCATAGTAATCTTCAAGAACAGGAACTGAACGTATTGCTTGTTTAATTTCTTCTAATGAGGAATCTTCTAATGAGTTCATAAACTCACGACCACAGAGGATTTGCCCTGACCGTAGTTCTTGACCCCACAGATAACCTTTAACTGCTGTCATTAGTGCAAAGGTTCTTGTCTTGCCTGAACCCCTACCCCCAAAACTTCCCCTATATCTTGCTTCTCCCTCAAACACAGGAACTAACTTATCGGGCAAAGAAACTTTAAGTATTTCCTCTTCTACTATGTCTTCAGTCTTTATCATCTGCTCTAACACCAACCAACTGAATCTTAGTAGGTTGTTTCATACTTCCATCACTCGACATTAGGTCTTGTTCAGTCTTCTCTTTATAGCCGTGGTTGTACATCATGAACTTACCAATATTCGCATTTATCTCATTTAGTAAGCCTTTATTTACTAACGTAAACTCTTGCGTTGTCTGTACTTTCCCTAACGTGTGCGAAAACTCAGGGAACTTATCGCCCCAATCGTACATAGTTCGCTTAGGTGTATCTATGTATAAAGACAGTCCTGCTACTGTAGGAACAGCCTCTTTAGAGTCTTCCCACTTATCTAAATATTCGTCTGCTTTGTCTTGTATTTCTTCATTGTACTTTGTGGGTCTTCCGCCTGGCATTAGTGCATCTCCTTTTGAGGTGGAGCAATAAGTAGTTCAAAGTCTAATTGCTCTCTCAGTGATTCAACTTCATCGTGCGCCCTACTTATAGACGCATCTTCTGCTATTATCATTAAAGCACATACATACAACTCAACAAAATCTTCAGGTTGGTAATCGTCAAGATGTATTCTCTCTAACAACTTTTCATTCATTTATTTAGCATCGATTCAAGATATAAGTCTTCGGGTCTTGGCAACACTATACCATACTCACTAGCAAAGATGTCTATCTGCTCTAGGTAGTCCTTAAACTCACCCACCTTTAAATCAGTCGTAGAACGTAACACTCTGATTACATCTGTCTTGGTAGTTACCTCTTCATACCCTAGAAACTTGTCTCGCATAATAACGTGCATCTCGTCCTTTGTATAACCTGTTTCCGTCATGACTGTAAGCCATTGCCAATACAGTTTATTTTGCTTGGTGGACCTACTATCTAAGTTTTGCTTTATCTCAATAATAGCATCATCGTCTTCAGGGAACTCACTGAAATGAGATACCACCATTGTCTCTATGATGTTCCTCTTCTCTTTAATCCGTTCAATTACTCTTTTCAAATCAACACCCTTCCTATCATGATAATAATACAATTACTGTTACTAATACAGTCGTCACTATCGGCAACTTAACAAAACAGGTATGACAGTCACACGCCTTGTTATACATCTCTCTTAACTCTATGTTTCTTAACAACATTTTCACTCTCCTCAAGTTTTTAAATTTACATCAATCCTTTATCTTTCAAATACTTATCTACACGTTGGAGATGATAATCTTGGTCTCCGTAAGTCTTCTCCCATGTCTTTTGTCCTATCTGATGAATACCTTGTGCGCCTCTATGATGGTCAACACACAAAGGTATAGTTATTTCATCTTTAGCCTTCTGAGCCATGCCACTGTATTTCAATCCTACTAAGTGATGTATCTCAGTAGGTCTTTTACATACACAACACCCATATTCTGATAATGCGTTAAATCGTGCTTTTCGGTCTTTAGGTTTCATACTACTAATCAAGCAACATTAGTATCGGTTTGATTCTATAAAACATATCATCTTCATCCATGTCTCTTTTGCAATGAGGACAAACGCTCATATCTTCATCTACCTCTTTCTCACAGTAAACGTGTAGAGTTACTTGGTAATATTCATCAGTCACTTCATATTTCATACTTTACTCCTATCTATTTTCTTATCTTTGACATAGCGTTCAATCCTACCACAACCACTGTGTACGTGGTCAGGCTCAATCTTACACTCCCAAAAGTTAGCCATTTTAATCATCATATTTCCACAATTACAAATCATAATACGTTTATGTGCCACTCGATACATTGCTCAATAACATTTGCCACACTGTACACAACGGCAACTTCTCCACCTGCTTCTTCAATTCGTTCAATCATTGCTTTCTGAGTTAGACTTAGTACGCCTTTTCTTGAGCCTACTGTTGCAGGTTTTTTCACTTCTAAACCGTAATACATCCCTTCGTGAATAATTGTAATATCTGGTACTCCTGCTTGACAACCTTCTGCTTTGAGTTTCTTTGCTACTACTAAGTTACGTTGACCACCATTAGGAACAGCCCAATAACACACACCTCTCATATCTAGGTACTGACAGATAGCCTTTTGTACTTCGTGTTCGTATTGTTTCATTTCTTGCTATCCTTCTCCCTTAGTAAGTTATCAATAATCTCTTTAGC